ATAAACTCACCTACCAACACACAGGACCTCTCAATCGACACTAATAGCATTTATCCATCTACACTGGTTTGACCATAAACAAAGTCATTATACTTACCCATGTCATGAGTATCTTCATCCTCACCACCATAAAAGGTTTCGTCTGAAGCATCAACCTCTCTATTTTCAAAATATTCATCTATCTTTGCTTCATCCCACCCCATTTGGCGCAAGTGATTACGCTCTTCAAGCTCATCCTGCTCCGCTTCTGTGAGCTCACGTTCGTCATCGGGACGATCTTCTGGCTCCTCTTCCTGAAATTCTTCATATTCGGGTTCCTCTAGCTCCTGTTCCTCATTGTCTGACACATGATGATGCTGAGTGTTTGACTCCCTATTACGCAAAGCAATATTAGCTTCATAACGGGCCATTCTCTTAGCATACCTTCGACTCTTCTCTTGCTCACTCAAACCTATAGTCTGACCTAGAACGCCTTTCGAGTAGGTTTCACCCATACTCAAACTAGCAGTACTCCCAGTCAGTAGATCATCAAAAGTGAGGTCATCGGGAAGATCCGGTTCATAAGTGCTTTCTAACAAAGACTCATCGGGAGAATAGGGGGCATTCGTTGATTCCTCTCGGAACAATTGCACTTTATGCACGTATTTCGAACGAAACTCTTCTTTCGACAAAACGTACATATCACGCACACACCAAAAACTAGGGAGCCCATCACTGGTATTCCACTTAAGTCTTTCAGCCAACTCTGCTACAAACGAATTAGTCTGCTTAAACTCAGCATCATATTCGTCTTCCTCCATTACTCCAACCCTAACATCAACCTCAGCGGCACACAAAGAATTATATTTTGCAACACAATACTTGCTATACCGTTCACTACACCACAACCCCGTTAAATACAACCCAAGAATTCTTGATTTCAATGTCTCCGTGTAATTATTCCCCCGACATCCGGGTACGACTAATGCACCTAACAACGCGTCCAAATCCTTAGGCCTACAATACGGGCCCTCTACATCCGCCACGACAATTTGCTTCAGAAATGGTACTTTTAAACCAACATTGAAGATATCATCGCCCTTCTCCAAAAACTGCGCAATTTCATGATTCTCACTAACAAAATCCTCGAAAGACGCAGGGAACTTCACATCCTTAAACTGAAAACCTAACTCGTGATCGACAACCTCAAAGATTTCTTCAAGAGCATCTAGAAAGTAAGTACCATTATTCTTGTCCGCTTCATCTCTTTCGAAATAAACATCATGACTAGAAAAATAGGTATTCACTATACACTGAATATCGGCACTAGAGTTCATATTGTGAAAAGTGGTTCCATTCACACCAGATAGTACACTATTAGACTTCTGTAATCGGTATGGACCCCCAACTAACATCCCAGTATTGTAAGCGTTCATCAACGCAAAAGCCAATAACTTTTGATGTTCGTAGGGTACTGGACCAAATTGGCCACAATGCTTCATTGTTCTGACAGCATTGACCTTTTTAGTCGACATATCCATAGCCCTCACATCAGGAACAAAAATAAACATTCTTCCAGAAGCATCTACGAAGACCCAAATTTGGTCATCTCCATAGGCTACTCCTTTAAAATGCATATTTTTCAGGGGATCTTTGGGATCACCTATAATAGCGAGACTATCTAGCCGTGAGTAGTTTATCCATTCCAGGATCCGTTTACCACCCCCATAAAACGTAGAAAAGCCATAAGCGCTAATAGAATCCGGTGCTTTAGCACGATCCCAAAACGGGATCAACCCTTGTTCAAAGGGGTGTAAAGCGATTTTAAACAAAAGTCGTTTAAACAGAGGATAAACTCCATAAGGACGAACTTTTAACTTATAATCAGACCTAAGCATGCGCTCTTCTTTCCTCTTCAAGACTACGGTATCCAATTCCGGATAAGTATCGTATAAGGTTTGTAATCGCTCGAACATCACGGTGGTGTTGTCTTTGCCGCTGACACACTCAGTGAAAACCTTTTGAGCCCAATACATAGCATGTTCTATGATGGGTCTAGGCTTTCCTAGAGGTACAGGTAACTTACCATTACGGTACTCTAACTCCAGAAGTGTCAAATCCGACACCTTGGGAACTTTGTTAAATGTTTTGTAATCAAATAAAAATGGAAACCCAGCATCAGATTTACTATTAATAAATTTAAGAGCAGGATGATCCATATTAATACGATTACTAAAGATGTACCCAGTGAGATCCATGGGCAACATACGACATTTCAAAGTAGGGTCATTCACATATTTAATGATAGCTGGGCGTTGCACGTCGCTTGTCAAGCTTTTCATCATACGATTCATTAACCCCTCCACACAACCATTACAGTTCACGTAATTATAGGTGTCTTTTGCTTCGGTTATACCCGCAGTTATCAACTCCTTATAAATTTCCGTTCTCACCGGATACTGGTTTGTAGGTTGAGACCAGCTAAAAACCTTCAGGTCAAAAGGATTTATCATAGAATTTAGTGGACGCACAACGGGCCTACCCCCTTTTCTCAATTTTACTAGTTCCTCCGCGAACTTTTTAGGTGTAGTATCCGCTGTTTGCACGACGGGAACGGGTCTGAGGTTGAGATCAGAAATTACTTCCTTGATCACAACCGGAGACTCCCTATTCTCATACTCCACTAATTTTGCTCGGGCTATTTCTAGCACTTGAGAGATGGGCTGATTCTCTCCCTTAGACATGTACACTTCTAATGGGATCCCTTTCTCTTCTAAATAACTCGTTAAATACCTATTAACTTTTGGCGTCTTGGGTTTGTCCGTCCCTAGGACCTTCACCTCGACTTTAGGTGACGTCATCTCAGAAGTCAACTTGAAATTAAGATCTGCCAACACTTGCGCATCAACTTGTTCTTTAAATTTCTTAATCGCCTCCTGATTCTTCGCCGCGGCTTCTTGGACCTCGCTTTTCAGCATCTGGAACCTTTTCTTCCGCTTCTCCTCCTTCTCTTTCTGCTTCTGTTCGATCTCCTCATTCAAGAAGTCGAATGCTGACTTTTCAGGAATTACTTCCTTCTTAGTAACAGATACCTTCGTTTTACTGCTCGAGCTCTCGTCCTTAGGACGGGCTACCTTAATCACAGGGGCGGCAGTAACCGCAGGCACAGATGCAGGAGCTGGTGAGACACCCTTTTTAGCCTCCTCCTTTTTATCCCTCTTGGCCCCACCCTTGGGTGCCAGTACTTTAACTTCCACTTCAGTTTTCACCTCCTTTCCGCCAAACATGCTTTCTAACACTGGTAACATCACTTTTTCTTGCTCAGATAAACGATCCACTTTCTTCTTTTTAAGAAATAGGTAGAGTTTAAATTGCTTAGAATCAGAATTATTAATAGGAGTAGACATATTTTAATACTGGTGGCCTTGAGTTATGTGTGCTAAATCCGTCAAGTAACTCACTTGATGGGTATTACATTCTTAAATAGGGATAACACCATGCCTGGTGTCATCCCACGACCCCCCTTGTCCTTCCCTGAACAGGGGAAGAATAGGGGGGCGGGGTTTCGCGGACGTTGCCCTCTAGTTTTAC